CTACAATCAAGCTGCAATTAAAAGGTTCCAATTCCATACAGTAAAACTCACCCCTGCAAGCAGAGGTTACAAAATCAATATTGAACTGTGGCAAAAGCCTGAACCTCCAATTGCAGTGAACGAGTCACAAATGTGTCACACATTCATGCTCACATGAATGTGCGCTCCCCCCACTGGACAAGGGGAGTAGATAATAAGATGGTTACTTGCGATTAAGCTAGCTCGCAGACCGAAGTCTCGCTTTCACTGATCTTTCTTTCTATCTTTCGCGCTTTATATAATAAAGCGAATGGGTTCCCACCTTTTAAACTCAAAGAGTCGCAAGGATGATCTAAGTCAACCAAGCGAGATGGATACCAACTCACTAGGGAGTTAGTTGGGTGTTGGGACATTGTGGTATGTGTACGATGGTGTACACAAAAACATATAAAAATTAAAATCCGTGCCCACAGAGAAATACTTATAGATAGTAATCTGGTTGTTTTTAGGCCCGTTGACATTATCATAAGGCACTGTAATAGCAAAATTCTCATAGGCCGTCCCATCGGCCGTAATCGGGCTGGAAGTGTTAGCGGGTTTAGTAAATTGGAATTTCGAATACGAATAATTCGGAACTCCAACAGTTATACCGCCATTGGTTTGGGTGTTTGTGAGAGCCGCCCCAGCGGCTGTTGTAGCAGAGTTCTGCACATACCACCACGCATTGTAACTACCAGTGCCAGCGGCATTGTGCACGTTTGCGCGTAAAGCATTTGTCTGTCTGTCAGGTAATCTCGCTACATAGACATTATTAATAGGTAACGGTGCTTGGACATTGATGTGCCAAAACATCGAACCTTTAACTCCTAGAAAAGCAGGAGCTATACGCCCAAACACGGTATTTTTAACAAAGTTAAAGGGGAAATTGCTCCCGGTAACTGCTAGACCCTTCGCAGAGTGTATACCGTTTGGATCATATCCATAATAGAGAGGAAAACGAGAATTAACATGGACAAGTTGACCAAGCTGTTCTGTGGTAGTACTAGAATCCAAAGCCACCTCATGCAGATTAAATCTGCGTAATAGGGGTCGCAAAGATTTAACGGACTCTCCCATATTCATCCTAAACCTGTGGGGATCGGGCACAGAAGGACCCCCCCCAATTATTATTGCCTCTTCACTTTCTTTTTCATCCCAGACGTCCTGAGACTGAATTGAAAAGAGAGACCAATCCTCCTTCACTGTCATTGGGTTTGCGAACTCGAGATTCTCGGCTCCCCTAGCATAACATAGGATGTTGACATCCGCAGTCGCCACTGGTGCAGTCAGCTTAGTTAGTACTCTAACAGTTAACTGCCCGTTATACAACTGTGGGTTACCACCAAATGATGCAGAGGATCCGAAAGTGGTAGTATCATAAGATTTCCAATCTCGAACTGTCTGGAGCCAAGGGTACGCTTGCTGGTAGGGAATACGAACTTCGAAATCGTCTTTCTCAGATATATCCACAATGTGGGTAAACACCTGACCTTCGGGTGACGAATTCGTTATCAAGTTCGACCCTGAAGTACCAAGGGGATCATAAGAGATTAGCAATCTACCTCTATGAAATTTAGAAGCAATAACCCTAAAGCGCAGAATAATATCACCCCTCCAATTACCAAACAAGTAAGACACAAATCCCATAGGCGTGGAATTGATGCGTTGGTAGGTACTAAAGTCTAAGTAAGTCAATAAGGTTGGGGTAATCTTGGTCTGAAACAGTAAATCGCCAAACACATTCCCCGTCGTCCAATTGGCAGTGAAGAACCAAGATTCTCTAGCCACAATATGTTCTATAGCCAACTCATCAGTATCTGGTAAACCAATGTGACTTGGGGAGATTGCTAACTCATTCTTCGGATCGAGAGTCAGCTTTTCAACTGGGTAACTTATCTCTGGACTAGCCAAAGGCGGCTGAGATACAGG